TTGTCATCCTTGAACAACATACCAAGCTTGTCACAGTTCACGATACCACGATGTGTACGGTTGATATCATAGTAGTTAACTGGTGATCCCCAATAATCCTTATCCTCACCAATCACAAAATGATTGGCTTGCTTGTATGCCCGAATGACACACATGTCGTCAGCTTCACGATCAGTAATGATTTCAGCCTTATAACGACGCTCAAGATAGTTACTCACTTCATCGAGATGGAAAGGTTTAACAACATCATCACGGTTACCTTTGTACTTCAACAACGTAGACCATTCAACACGTTGACTATCACCTTTACCCATGTACATCTCATATGTCTTTGCACCAGACTGAGCAATTACATCGTCCACCATAACTTTAGCGGTATGTAGAACGTTCTGAATTGGCTCAGGAGTTGAGATGTCTTCGATGTCAAATTCGTCAGGCAACCACGGACTTTCCCGTTTCTTATTTTCTTCTGCAAGAATACCAGCGGCTCGTTTCTTCCAGTGCCCCCAGAATGCAGTTCGACTCTTTGCTTCGAATGTAACACTCGTATCACCTTTCAAAGTTGCACGAATGGACTTCTTTTCACCAACGTAAGCCGCCGCATATTTGAAGGCATCAAGGTCAACTACAGCATGTGTTGGAACTTCACTCATAGTAAATCTCCACATTACTCAAACCAATCAATCGCTCTTCACGTAGCTGGTCGTAATTCTCATCAATCCCACATGCCTCAAGATTCATATTCGCATGTTTAATAGCAACTTCACGAGTGGCGAACACTTTACCTTCAATCCCAATATCCCATTCACACCAGACTGTAAACATTATGGACGCACCCGATAAGTTAGACCGTTATGGAAGCCAATACCGTCTTCAGCATCCAACGTAAGCCAACCAATACTTGAGAGCATTTGAATCGTCTCACCATCTTCATATGCTGATTGCAACCACTCAGGAATAACACCATCTTCTACAACTTCAAATACATAACTCATGTCTTTCTCCTTAGCTAACTTGTTCAAAGGTAAGTACTTCAGCATCATCACCTGTCAATCGTTTGAACTCTGCAATCAGACCATCAAAGTCTTTGTAACTAGATGGATGAGTTTCAAACCCAACATACCAACCTTCACCAGACCAATAGTTCTCACATTGGACATTCAATGGGAAACCTCGGTTGGACATTGCTTGAATGTCATCACCATAGACAACTTCAAGTTCACCGGCTTTCAACAAACCTTTTGCGATCAGGTATTGCTCAGCATCGTCTTTGGTTTCACCTGCATAGATTCCCACATAAGTCATTGAATCATAAGAGGCACCCATTACACACTGTCCTTTGTAAACCGTACACCAGTTGGGACCAGTTCATATTCAGTAACTTGCTGAGTTGGATAAAGAGCGTTTACAGCAGCATGTTTAGCAACATAAACACGAGTTCCTTTACCGTAAACACGACGACGTTCGCCAGTTTCAATATTCTCAACCAAATACACTTTCATTTATCAATCTCCAGAAACAAGAAAGCCCGCACATTGGCGGGCTATTGTGCAACTCAAATTGTCACTACTAAACTGATAACCCGATCAGTCGTTGTAGTTAGTTAGACGCTCATAAGCGTTGAAGAATGTCAGTGCTTCAATCTTCTTCTCTTCGTAGTCACGAGCGGCATAACGTACAGCAGTCTTTGCAATTTGCTTAACTTCCTGACCATCAATACCTTGCGGGTTGGATTTCTTGTGATACTTGGTATCTTTAATCAGTTGCTTGATATCTTCTTTGCGAGTGTTGATTTCTTTGTTCAACCGGGTAAGTTGTTCCAGAAGTTGCTCAGCACTCAATACTGGTTTTGGACCAGCTTCGATATCGGTTTGATCAAGCAGTTCACCAGTTTCAGCATTTACAAACAGTGTCATATTATTCTCCTTGGATTTTGTTGAGGTATTTCAAAAACGTGTTAGCCGAATCAACACCGTAGTTGGTGTCATCATAATCAGCAGCGTCATAGTCTACAGAGGCAGAAGGGTCAGCTTTGTAATCGGTCCACCAAGCGTTATACGAAGCAACCAATTCTTCAAACGTCATCGAAATCTTTGACTTACCCATTTTAGTGCAACCTCACATATTGAACGTAATAGTTTGGATTACCTGTTTTAAAGATCAGGTCAACTACAACTTCTTCAGCTTTGTCAAAGTCTGTGTAAGCATCAATGACCATTTCATCCCCTTCGGTAATCAACGTAACTAGTGCAATCTCTTTCATACATCTCTCCTTGAAAGTGTGGGTTGCCTTATGACAACCCGATATACCAAATCACTTTCTTAGATCAGAAAGGAATATCGTCATCAAACGAATCAAAGTCGATTGGCTCTTGTGGAGCAGCTTGTTGTACAGGTTTTGCCTGTTGGGCTACAGCTGGTTTGGTTTCACCAGTTGCACCACTTTCACCAACTTTGACCTTACCGATTTCGATCAGTGCTCGTTGTACATCAGAGCCTTCAAAGTCTTCAGCCATTTTCATGGTGTTGATAACCGACTGACGAAGAGTCTTCAGTACTTCCAGATCCTGTTCACCTTTGAAGTTGACAACGTGCATGAACTTCTCATCCAGCACAGGAACCATCTTCTGCATTGCTTTTGGTACAGGACCATTGAATGCAAGTTTCTCATTCAAGTAATGCTTACCGGCATGTTCATTCAGATAGACATGAACGTTGAACATTGCAGCCTCACCAATCAAGTTACCCAACATTGCTGGTTTGAAGTTACCCTGTGTATCCAGTTGGTTAGTTGCTTGAGCCAGTTTGAACAAGATAGTGTTGTTCTTAAAGCCCCAAGTACCATCGTCATTACGTTGTTCACGCAGACTGTATGGTTTTCCAACTACTTTACCAACACCCTTCAGACCGAACTCGTTGTTCAACAGACCACGGAATGGAAGTGGTTCACCAACTTTATCCTCATCAAAGAACTGACCACGATTAACCAGCGTGTCAGGGAAGTCAACGTTCAAGGCAACACAACGTTGCGCTTTTACAGGCCAGCGCTTACACAGAGTTGGAACATTGTTTTGACCGTGTGGAACAACTTCGAAGTATTCTTTCGACTCACCACGAGCAGCTTTCGCCTCTACTTCAGCTTTCTCAGCGTCAGTACCTTTCCATTCCATCTTGGCGTCTTCTTGTGCTTGCAGACCCAAGTCAATAACACCGGAAACAATACCAATGAGTGCTTCTGGTTTATCGGCACAACCAACTGCTTCAACAACATGCTTGGAAAGAGCATCGAAGTCTACGTTGGAAGTTTCTGGATTGGATTGTGGAACTTGAGCGTTAAATACGAATTTCTTAGCCATGTGTAATGTTTTCCTTTTGCGGATTATTCAGTTTGCTGTATGAAGGCAGCAGATATGTTTTGCAGCAATTCATGCTCTTCTCGTTCGTTAGAACTACTCAACATGAATTGCCTATTATACAGAGGTAGAAGACTGTTGTCAACTACTTTAAAGCACTTTTAAACATTATTACATGAACAACGATGCGATAAAACCAAGTGTCAACGCAGTCAATGTAATACCAAAATGATAACCTTGTCGTTGACCAAATGTTTTCTTAATCAACATTTCAGGTTTGAAAAGTTTTGGATTTCTGATTTGGTAGAAGGTAATCAGTAAGTTAATACCGAAAGCTTGAACCATCGTGATTGGAATGGCACCCAGAGGTACTACAAACCAACCCCAAAGCGAAGTAATCGTGAACAACATCAGTAGTAAGTTTACGATTGTGATTGTCGGGTATGTGATGTATTTCATACTCAACCTCGCAGTTTACGTTCAAGACGTTGAACTGCTTTCTTAACTTCAGCAGTGTCGGTAGCCAGTTTGCGAAACTTAGTCAGAATGCTCATCGTACAATACGCTCCAGTGTGATCTTTTGGACAATTCGAGGTACAACTACAGTTTCATCGGTTCGAAACGAACGCTGGATGACACGTGCCGCTTCACGAGTGGCAACAGCAATGCCACCGACTTGATATGCATATTTCTTTTTCATCATTTCTCCTTACGCTTGTTGTGCACGAGTGCGGAAGATATCACCGTGCTCTTGGTAATCGTTCATGAACTTACGTGCATAGAACGCTGTGTGGTTGTTGCTCAGCTTGAATACATCATCAGAGACTGTACTGATATTAACTTCCCATCGAATGCGCTCTACAATCAATGCAGCACTCAGTTTCTTACGTCCGAGGTTGATCAAATCGTTAGCAAATCGCTTAAATAGAAAGTAAACACCCGGATTCTCAGAGTCAAACTTTTCAAACTTCTCAGCCAGTGTTACAGCCATTAAACATCTCCCATTGGTAGTAGGTAAACTTTAGACACTTCCTTCAGGTCAAAGGTGTAACAAGTATCTAGTAGATTACGGTTGATCACTTTGAACTTACCGTTCTGTACAGCGAAGGCATGGACAGGGTTGATATGTTCAGCTTTATATCCTTTAGCACGACCTTTCCAATGAATGATCACTTCAAGTTTCAGATGTTCTGGAACTGTGTGAATGAAGTCTTCACCCTTCAGGTTGATGGTTGGTGCCGCTAGTTTATTCTTCTTGCTCACTGTGCTTCCTTAATAAAATCAACGTCTTCAGCATTGAAGAAATCCCAATCACAATCGTAGTCAAACGCACGTGTTACATCATCATCCAACCATCTTGTTCCACGAGTTAGGATTGTGCCCTTTGGGATATCAAACCACTCGTTATCCCCAGTGAAGACAACTTTATCACCATCCTTCAACGCTTCAAATTCAGATTGCAGCATTGGTTACTCCTTATGCGGTGAAGGCTTGAACACGCTTCAGAACACGATCCAGCTTACCAATGGAACCGGTAGCAGCCAGAACACGCTTCTGAGCTTCTTCAATTGCTTTCTCTTCTTCATCGATCTGCAATTGGATCTGATTGATAGCATCACCCATTTGGGCTTCAGCTTTGGTAAATGCAGACAACGCATCTTCAACCAGTGCTTCATGGGAAGTAACTTTCTTACCAAATACGAAGTTGGAAGCGTTTACCACGAAGTTACCTACAGTTGGTTCGTTACGAGTAGTCATTTTATTCTCCATTTGTTCAAGTGTGCGTATTATACGCTTGTGGTGTACGGTTGTCAAACTATTTATGCAGCAATTGCCATTGTGTTTACAAATTCTTTTTGTCGTGTGCTGCCCGGTGTACCACCTTGTGGTGGAGTTCCGTCAGGTCCATCACCCTTCGGTTCAAGGTGTGGATTCTTCTTACGTTGTTCTGCATTGTAACGATGAATCTGACCAGCAAACTCACCACGTTCCAAAGCATTCATTGGGAATGTCAAATGAACAGTACCATCCGGTTGTCCCATTCCAGCAAACTGACGTTGTGAAAGATTGCGTCGTTGAACCTGAACAATTACGTCAAGCTCAGACAGTCCAGTGAAAGTAATGTTGTTACCATTGATTGTTACGTTCATCACGGAATACTCTTGTTGATTTTCTTCAATTGTTTGATCAAGTCTTTACCTTCGTCTTGTTCAAAATCACCACGAAGGGATGTGAACAACTCTTTGATCAGGGTCATAGTGAAATCACCGTCTTGCATATTCAAGTCAAGGGCTTTCACCAAATCAAGGGTGTCTTGTTCATTATTCATTGCACCGAGTATATCACCAATCTCCACCGAAGAACACACTTGAAGCTTTTTACCTACCAACTTATTTAACTGACTCATTTCGCATTACTCTTTAGTTGATCGATTTCTTCTTGTAGCAATTTATTCAACTCTCGCTCCCTTTCAAGTAGAATCAAAAGTGCTTTATTTTCTCGCGTTAATTCCAATTTAGTCTTCATTTCAACTCTCCAATTGTTTGATGATGACGCTCATTCTACCTGAGTCTGAGCGTCTGTCAACAATTATTTTCAGTCTTCTTCACCTTCGTCATCAAGCTCTACATCACCATGGATCGCAGCCACAAGCTTCTTGGCTTCCTGCACATAGTAATCGTAGTTGATACCCCAACTGAAGTCAGCCATGTCATTGCAAGGTGTGACGTTCCATTTAGCATCAATGGACATACGACGATCACCCTCAAGCTCTTTACCTTCCAATGCTGGCATGAGTTTAATCAACTTACCACCATGAACAGATGGATAATACCGGCAGATGTTTTGCAACTGCTTCTCTTCACCTGTCTCTTCATTGAACAACACCAACTTAGAGCTTCTAGGAACCTTTGTACGCAACATAAAGTCGAAAGGGTCATCATGCTTACGGATCAAGTCTTCAGCGTCTCCAAGGCCAAGCAGCTCGTGCACAGCAGCCATCTTGACAACCAAAGCCGATTGGTTTTTATGCCAATCCAAGTCTTTGAACTCGTATGCACCTTTACGCTTCACTTCACCACCTTTAAACACAGCGATATAGTTGTTTACGTTAGCAGACATCATCTTGTCGTACAGAGCACCTTCCATGGTCAATCCCGTCAGAGTTTCCCATTCGGTAACCAGTTTGTCAATACGTTTCTTTGTCTTTGGATCATCCGAGGCTACAAACTCAAAACCATCCGTGTTGCACATGATAATCTCTGCATCAACTTCTTTCAACAGTTTTTCCATCAACATGCACAACGACAGTTGACCATTGATCGTGATACTCATCATGAACTTAGGATCGTACATTGGACTGAATTCGTCACCTGAAGCACCATATGTACCATTCAACGCCAGCTTCAATGCCTTGTTGGTTGCACTCTTCTTGTCATACGAACGACGTTCAACATAAAGGTCACCATACACATTACAGAACAATACATCAAGGTGTTCAGGGAAGATTTTATTCTTAATACTCAGGTTTGGATAATACGAGGCAACGTCCAGTGTGTAAATACGTTTACCATTACCCGACTCAGTTACACCTTTCTTGCACCCATGAATCCCACCAGTTCCAAAGTCATACTGGAAACCATCAATAACCACATTGAGTGGACTACTGTTGGTTTTCTTGTCGTCAATACCAGCTACACCAGCTGTGATTCTCCAGCAGAACCAGTAACTTGCAGCACCCTTTGGACTCTTGAGTTCAACAGCTTCAACCCAACCCAATGGATGCTCAGCCATCATTTCCAACACATGAGCTTCAGTCGGAACATAACGCTTGTTCTTTGCGCCTTGCTCTGGACAGTTGAACTTCTTCATCTTGACTTTCATGTTCGCATACTTTGCTACATCACCCAACTGATGTTCTTCCAAGTCGGAGAACACACCATTGGTTTCGGTGATCGTCTGTTCTGAAAACCACTTACGAATGGCTTCAAACTCAGGACGTTCAAACTTGATGTACGGAAGAATGCACTCACCCAAGTTGATGAACTCACGTTTGGTCTGCTGCATCTTGCGAACCATTCGTGGACCTTTCTTCTCCATCTTGAAACAAATACCGGGTTTAGCAGCTTCCAACCGATTCACAAACAACTCTTTGCCGATCTTGGTGTCATTGTAGTTGGTGCAATCAAAACCAAACTGCTTTGTCAGTTCACTACGCATCTTGATTGCATCCATCGAATGATGGTAGAACTTCAGAGTTTCTAGTACGTCGTGATGGTTATATGTAATCAACACATCTTTCTGAGCATCATTCAGACGCATACCTACCGGGAACGGTAAGTCTTCAATATTCTTACTGCGCATGTTGAACTCAAGCACCTTCAGGCTTGTCATACGAGCCTTGTTATCGAAGTGGTGAATCTTGAACAAGTCAACTTGTGGAATCAGAACATCAGACGAACGAACAGCAGTTCCAAACTTGTTGAACTTCGCTTGTTCAAACATCTTGCACACTTTGCTATAGATTTCAGCACAAGTGATTTTGATCTTCTCACCCTTCTTGTTGGCTTCCTTACTCTTCTCCAGAATGTAATGCAATACTGGATAGTCAAATCCAACGTTGTTAAAACCAACCAGACGATGACCAGCAGTCTTTACTTTACGAAGGAAGTCCAACATCTCTTCTACTTCGTTTTTACGGTCTGAAATCTCGAATACTCGCTTACCTTTACCATTTGCAAAGATTGTAGCGAAGGTGAAGCAATTAGGGTAAGTCTCGCAATCGTAAATCCAATCATCAAACACTTTTTCGAACTTAAGCACTTCCATCTACGATCCCCTTACAAATCTTTAAAAGTTCTTTATCACTAATCTCACCTTTCATCAAATTGTATTGCCAGATAACAAGTCGAACATTACCGTGAATGTAACCTGTATTTGGATCAATTCTATCTAGTGATGGAGCATATGGATTTTTCTTTGTCTTGGTCGGTCTGCTATAATCGAACTCAATACCTGTAACACTGCAATGTGATTGACTTACAAGCATCTCGTGAATGTCTTCAAATGTCAAGTTTGTATCTTGTTCAAACTTATCAGACCGACGATTCACTGTCTTCATCATTGATTTGGCTCTACCATACTTCGTCGCGTAGTAGTCACGGCTGTATTGAAGAAGCTCCTTGCGTTTCTCGGAACCGAAGTTAGATTGTCGAATCCTTCTCTTTTCACGTTGGTCCGTAGAAGATGAATAGTTACGATTGTACTCTTTGGTGCACTCCTTACATTTTGAGTAATTTGGTTTTCCGTTAGATCTTTTGTAGTAATCACCATCGCACTTCTCCAGATTACAATGTTTACATATCCTCAATGTCTTCTCCTAATAAAACAAAAGGGACCGAAGTCCCTTATTCAAAACAATCAGAAACCCGGATCACCATCTTGTTGGGCGTGACCGTTATCACTATGGTTAGACATACTAGCCTGCCGTGCAAGCCATTCATCATAGTTTACCATCAAGCGTGTTTCAGTGTCATACAACAATTGCATAATCTCGCCGGTTTCACCACCGCGACACTTAGGCATGTCAACGTGTGTCAGGTTTCGTTCGATAACATCTTGTGCCATCTTGTTACGACTAATGACGATGTTATACGCGGCAGACTGTACAAATGAACTACTACCGAAAGCGTCATATTCGCTCGCTTTCCGCCATGTACCATCACCACCAGCGGGTTTACGTGTGTGTAGCACGTTGATGATTGTAACACCTGTCTTAACAATTTGCTTCTGGTATTTCATGTGTTCTTCTTGCATGTCAGAACTCATACCGCGAAGGATGTCAGTCAGTACGTCGATCACAATAATCTTGCAACCATACTGGTGAATCAGTTTGTCAATCTGGCGTTCCAACATCTTGATGTCACCATCTCGTTCATCCAAGATAGAGAATCGTGGTTCACCAGATTCAGAAGTCAACAAGTTGTCATATAAACTAACTACATCTGGTCGATCAAGATAGGCAAGAATGTCTTCACCTTCACCAATCCACAAAAGGTTTTTCTCAAGATGCAAGCTCAACATGTCCAACGTATACTGACCAGAAGTTGCCTCAAGACTAACAACACCAACTTTCTCTGGTGCGTTAAACATCCAGAAGTAATTAAGTCCATTAATTACAGTAGACTTACCAACTGAAGTGTCACCGATAATGTTGACGATGGAACCTTGACGGATACCACCTTTCATCGCCCGTTCAACCTCAGACCACTCAGGTGGTAGCTTGATTCGTGGACGCATCAACTCTTCACGAACTTGATCCATCAAACCAGTTGACTCAACAATACCAGAAGCAATCAACGGTTTAGCGTTATAGAAGTCACGAACAAACACACCAGCTAAACCATCTTCCAGCATCTTGTTTGGATCTTTACCAGTCCAAACTACTACCTTAACTTTCTCTTTCGGGAGAACTTCAGCAATTGCTTTCGCTGCTTTATGTCCAGCTTCGTCATTATCCATACCAATAATGATTTGTTCATACATATCGAAGAAGGAATACTGAGAGGCAATCTGTTTAACTGCACTGTTCTCACCACATGTTGGGCT